GTAGGCTATCACTTGTAGTTCTTCAGATCTGTAATAATCAATTGAAGGGTATGTTTCGCCATTGTACTCAAACTCGCTGTTTTCAACAAGCCACTTGATGTGTTTATCAAAAGGATGAGGTTTGTTAATATAGGCAACTGCTCCATAAAACCCTATGCAGATAACAACCAAAAAAAATGTCAGCTTGTTGCCCATACAGTATTTATTTGCTTAAATACTAATATGAGTTACTTGAACAGAATGTACAGTCAGGCAGCAAAACCTTTAAAGGCTGCCGAAGAATCAACAAAAAATCCAAACAGAGTTGCTGGCGGACTCAGAGCGCAGGGTGTAGATACGCTTTCTATACTAGGCGAAGATGGACAGGAGAGACAGATACCGTCTCAGCGATATGTTCAAAGTTTAGAAGAGCAGGTCAAAAAACAGCGGGCGGCTATGGACGTTCTAGAACGCAAGCTCGCCCGCTTGGAAAGAACGCAGGAACAGTTAGCAGCTCAGCTTAGCCGTTCTTGATCTTCTTAACAAGATCCGCTTTCTTTGCGCTGGCATTTACTTTAATGCCTTTCTTCTTAGCATGCTCTAAAAGCTGAGGCTTTGTCATTGATTCGAGATCAGTTTTCGCAGCCTTACTCTTAGTTTTGCCTGCCACTGCAGTAGATTTCTTTGCCTTCGGAGCAGCATCCACTTTTGGTGTTACAACTGGACGTTCTAGAGTAGGTCCACTGTCGCCGCTAAAAAGATTCTTTAGCCATTGAAACATTATCATTCTCCTTTGTTATGATACTTTATATATGAGATAAATATATGAAAGGGATAACAAAATGAAATCACTTTCTCTAGACAGAATAGTAGGTAAAAGAGCAGACAAGCATAACGACTACCTCAAAGTCAAACCTGAACATCCGGACAATCTAGGCAAACTGCCTAAACCAACACCTTCTAGAAAAACTGCTCCAAACATCAAAAGAGGCGGATGGCACTACTGATGATTAAAAAATTTATAAAAAATAGATTGAAAGAAAGAACTACGCTAGACGGCGTTGTGCTTATTATAGCAGGTGTTACTTTTCTTATCTTTAAACCTATCGCTGCTATAGTTGCTTACGCTGCTATTGTATACGGCGCTTACACAATAGTAACCAAAGACTAGATCTTACCAATTGGCATACTGGAACTGGCAGTAAGTTGCCATACCTTCCTTCGTTCGACTCCTCGTTTTTGTGCGAAACTTTTTGCGTCACAGTTTTTGCACACATGAAAAAAATTATTGTTTAAGCGTTCAGGACTCATACGACTGCGTTCACGAGTAAATTCTCTGTCACAGTTGTCGCATCTTAATTTAAGCATAGTTTTAGTTCTATAATACTCGTGCTCTGTGCCAAGTTTACTTGATCTCACATGTCGGGTTTTGTTTGTAAATTCACCTAAATACATAACTATATTTACATTAGGATTATAAAAATTCTCGATAAATATCTATAAGGAGACCAAAATGACTGTTTGTACAATCACAGACGCAGCAAAATCCCACATTAACAATATCTGTAGCAGTAGAAATTGCTACGCTGTTAGCCTATCTCTAAAAGGTGGCGGCTGCGCAGGATTTGAATATGCGTGGGGCACTGTTGAACAAGATGCTGTGACAGAAGACGACACAGTTATTTCCACTGGCGAAGGCTTTTTGGTAATAGACAATTTTAGCAGACCTTTTCTCGAAGGCACTGAAATTGACTATGTAACAGAAATGCTAGGGTCGAAGATGCAGGTACGGAATCCAAATGTCGAATCAGCCTGTGGCTGCGGCGTTAGTATAAGTTTTTAAAACGGAGTAATAGATGTCTAGAGAAGAAATTGATATTGGTGTTGAAGGCAACGACGGCACTGGAGACAGCATAAGAGAAAGTTTTAGAAAAACTAATGAAAACTTCACCGAGCTTTATGCTGTATTCGGTGAAGAAGGCACGATAAATTTTACACTTTTAGCCGATACTCCAGATACGCTGATTCCCAATACTATTCCACTTGTAAATTCAACAGGAACTTTTCTAGACCTTGTTGAACTTGCTTCTAATAGCGCACTTGACGAAGATGCTATTGACACGATATCATTTGATTTTTCTGAAGATGGAAAATTAATAATAAGTTCTGGATTTACTAGAATTTCAGATGATACTAGTCCAGCGCTAGGAGGTCCTCTAGACGCAAGTAATTTCGCAATCGGCCGAGTTGCCCTAGACGCACAAGCAGTAATAGACTTCAATAACAGACATGACACTGACATTTCTATCGATGACTTAGTAATTTCAAAAGGTTTTGCCGATAGAAGATATATTTCAACAGGGTTGCCTTTTAGAACTGCGCCGGAACCAGAGACAACAGATCAATACTCTTTTACAATTGATGACTATGTTGACGGAAATCTGCTTATTCCCAATCACGGCATTGACAGAGCTGCGAACGGATCTGAATATGTTTTTTCAACTCGATTCGATGATCCTGACAATATAACAAGCGCCGAACACTATTTCATAAGATTTGTTACCGTAGATCAAATTGCGTTATTTGACAATCAAGAAGATGCAGAATTAATCGACGACAGTGAAGCTCTTACAAAAAAAATCTCAGTGTTCGGAAGTATAGCAGACGATGATGAACATATAATTACTGATGCTGGTTTTGATGAATCTCTACAAGGAAATTTCCTATCAGACGTTGCTATGCCAAGAGAAAGTGTTGTTAGACGCCAAGGCGATGAAATGGAGGGCACTCTTTTTCTTAACGACCACCCGGGCGACCTGCAGGGATTCGGAACTGTTAACGGTGCTGATGATTTGCAAGCAGCAACAAAATTATATGTAGATAATACTTCTTTTTCTAGTACTCAAAATATCTTTGTAAGTACCAGCGGCGACGACAGAATGATAGGTGTTCCTAAAGGTCGCGAAGGTACAGCACTTGATTTTGCTTATCGTACTATTTCTTCTGCAGCACAGCGAGCAGAAGAAATTATAAGAGCAAGTGTTCCGGAACCAGGGCCTTATATCCAAACGGTTACTACAAACGGTGGCGACGTAAAAGCAAGTGTTACTAAAGCAGAAATTGTTGATCCGGTTGCTCCTCAAACTAGGAAGCTAATAGATATCAATAAAGACTATCTTGAAGCGGAATATCTAGGATACATAAGAACAGAATTTCCCAATTTTATATTTACAGAGGAAGAATGGCAAGAAGATATCGCACGTATAATAGACGCAGTCAGGTTTGATATCAATAGAGGAATAAATGCCAATACACTAACAAGACAAGCAGCCGAGAGTTTTTACGGCACAGTAGAAGGCCGTTTTAAAATAGGTAACGAAAAAGAACAGCTTATTGACAGTATTAACTTTGTTAAATTTGCAGTTGATTCCATTCTATCAAATCGTCTTTATAGAGAAAGAGACATAGATTCTATCTCAGTAAACGGAGAAAGAGCGCGTGTTGAGACTATTCTTGATCATAACTTAACTAACGGCGAACAGGTTATTTTTAAAGACATGGGTGGTATGATAGAGATTGAAGACCAAACTGCCTATGTAAGAGTACTAGGTGATCGAGCATTTGAACTATACACTGATCCCGGTCTTGAAACTCTGTTTGATATAAGTTCTTATACAAACTATACTACAGGCGGTAGATTAGGTGTAGTTCACCAAGAGCGTATAGCAGATTTCAATGGCATTAAGTTGCTACAGGAGTTTGATGCCCCAGATGCAGATTCGACAGCACAGGCAGCAGCGCAAAACAAATTTGATCTAATTGTTAATATAATTGAAAATGGCATTGATGCCGGCGCTGATGCTATCTTCGGCAGTAATTATAAAATTGTGCTAGACAACGGAGATCAAGCTTTTGTAGACCAAGCAAACCCCGACGATATAGACATGATCCCGGGTAAAATTATAGTAGGTCAAACCAGCGGTGCTAGAGGACGAATCGTTAGAGTTACTTCTAACGACGGACTAGAAAATAGCAACGATAGTTTTGAACTAATTCAACTTAATGGTAGAGATTTCGAAGTCGGAGAAACTGTAGAATACGGAAACTTTGTTAAGAAAAAACAAATTACTCTGTTTCTAGAATCAGGCATTTACGAAGAAGATTTACCTATAAAAATCTCTGATAATGTTTCTCTCAAAGGTGATGAGTTTAGACGAGTTATAATTAGACCAAGGCAGAGAATATCACAGTCTGTTTGGTCAAACATGTACTTTTACCGAGACCTAGAGTTTGATGATAGAGAAGTTTTAGAAAAAAGACATTCTTTGGTATCTTCTGTCGCTAGTAATGCTCCGCAATCTGTTGAAGTTGATGATACTAGTTGGATGAGTGTAGGACAAGAAGTCAAGTTTGTAGGAGAAACAATTTTTGCAGACGAACTCGATCGAAGTTCAACTTATTTTATTACAGGAATTATTTCGTCTACAGAAATAACTATTAGTGAAACGTTAGGCGGCAATGATATAGACTTTGTCCAAGAAACTGGACAGATGTTCATAGTAGATGCTATTGTATCACCATTCCTTAATCAGACAAATGAGGTTCAGGGATATTTTGGAAGGCACTATCTAGAAGACGCTTATAAAGAGCAAAACACAGGCGTCTTACCTGCTAATCCCGGTGATCTTGAAATAGTAGCAGGTATTTTACAGAGAAACAAAAGATATCTACAAGAAGAAATTGTAGCCTACATATCCGAGAATATCAATGATGCTGATGCTGAAAATGATACATCAAGTATTTGGTATCAATTTTCTTTCGATCCCGACGAATATAGGAATATTATTGGTAATATTATTGATTCCTTTACAACAGATCTTATAAGAGGTCGTAGTGAATTTACATTAGAAATTCAGGGATCGATTTATCTTTCTACAGATACTAGTGAAATCCTGCAGAAAGAAGATGCAATTCAAAGGTTAAGTGTATATACTAGTCAGCTCGTAACAGGTAATGCTCCACCTCAAAACACAAACGTCCAGCCTGACCTATCTCTAGGAGAAGCTGAAACAGGGGCCGCCGCGTTGCTTGGAAATCTCATAGATCTTGTTACATTTGCGTTTGACAGTGATTATAATCCGCCTAAACTAAATGACGCAGACGGTGTTGATGCGTTCATGATGGGAGATGCTACAATACTTAGGAATATAACTGTTCAAAGTCAGGGCGGCTTTATGTGTGTGCTTGATCCCGAAAGTCAAATACTTACTAAATCTCCTTATATACAAACCGGTTCATCATTTTCTAAAAGCGATAATGCAAAGCGTTTTAGAGGAGGCATGTTCGTAGATGCATTCGTAGGTAACATTCCTGCTAGAATTACAAATGTCGTTAATCCATTTGAACTAGAACTTGAAAGTGACACAGGCCAGGGTCTGTTTATAAGGCCGCCGCAGCTCCCAGCACCTTTCTATCTAGAAGGCAGTAGATATCAAGTAAATGCTATTGCCAATTACGACAGCGGTCAAGGGACTGTAAGAATATTTCTTGATCAAAACAGTAATCCTAACTCGTCAGGAATTGGTCAGGGATATCAGGGATCTGCTCCTCGAGAGATATTTATTCAGACTGCTGGTAACAGATCCATGCTGGGCAACGACTTTACTCAGATAAACGACTTAGGTTATGGCCTGGTAACAAATAACGGTGCATTCTCAGAAATGGTATCGATGTTTACCTATTACTGCCAAGTGGCATATTATGCAAAAAATGGATCAGAAATACGTTCGTTGAACGGATCTAATGGATATGGTAACTTTGGTTTGGTGGCAGAAGGCGCTGATCCGAACGAAATTCCAGATCAAGTAGTATTAGCTAATCCTATGGCTATACCATGTAAGGCATTTACTACAGGTCAATTTCCTAATAGTGAAGAACAGACTTTTATTACTGTTTATGATCTAAAAACACCCCCGACTGTTAATTCTATTATTACTATAGACCACGGTGCTTCGATTGGTGTGGTAGATTATAGAATTTCTTCGATTGATAATATTACAGAATCACAAAGTGTTACAGCTTCTGGTGAAACTTATAGTAATATAATTTATCAGCTAAATTTAAGAGGTGATGATGCAGTTTCGGATAACTTTTTCGGCGATCTCCAAGCAACCGTTACAGCAGACACTTTTATAGAATATAGAAATGTTGAGACTCAGATTTTTGATGATGTTCTAAATCCAGACGATTTGGTTACAAGGCCTAGTACTGCAATAAATTTCGACGAATCAGATAGTGTAACTTATCGAAGCCTTGCATTTTCAGGCGCAAACAGTTTAGGCGACGATTTGGGAGATAATCAGGTTTTAACTACGCTTGAACTTCCTTACGATTTTCTCCGTCTAGTAGTTGATACAGATAATCTAACCGGCGGCTTCGGCAGCAGCCAAGGTGATACTAAGATTGCTATCGATACTATTGCCGATGCCCTTACTATAGAAAGACTTTTACGGGACACGCAAGGAAGACAACCTGAAGATAACGGCTATACAGGAGGTATGATATTTACATTTGCAGGTAAAACTTATCAAGTAATAGATTATACCGACGATACAGATTTTTCGTTTATTGATATACAGGATGTAGCAAATACTAATATTAAAGATTCCTATACCGGCACCGGCCTTAATGAGGCAATTCCAAGTGATAGGACGAGAATTTTCTTTGCAGGTCTACCAGCAGATGCAACTGCAGAAATTACTGTAGCAATATCGCTACTAAGAGCAACTGGACACGATTTTACACAAATCGGGGCAGGAGGATATAATGATTCAAACTATCCAAACGTAATATTTGGTAGACCTGAAAATCCTCTTGCCGAGCCCTATACCGATGCACCTACTGCAACGTCATCTCAGGTATGGGAAAGAAGAAAAGGGAGAGTATTTTTTGTAACTACCGATCAAAATGGATTCTTTAGAGTTGGTAAATTCTTTTCAGTAGACCAAGCTACTGGGTCAATTGAGTTTTCTGGCGATATCGGTCTTACAGGAGCAAATGCTCTGGGCTTTACACGTGGTGTTACAATCAATGAGTTTTCAGCAGATGACTCATTCTCTGATTTCTCAAGTCAGGCCGTGCCCACAGAAAGGGCCACAGGTGGCTACATTAACAGAGTGCTCGGTTATAATGTAGACTCTAACTCTCAAATTGATCCGCCGCCGAACAATAATAGAATAGGCCCTGGGTTTCTTCCACTTAACGGATTTTCTGCAATGGAGGCAGATCTAAACCTAGGTTCAAATACTATTATAAATCTTGCTGCGCCTGGATCAGACGGCACAGCAGCAGCTAACAAAAATTATGTCGACGATATAAATCAAGCTTTTGACGAGTTCGATGATTTACGAAATATTGAACTGAACAGCGTAATCGCAAACGATATATTGGTTGCAACAGGCAAAAAGAGAATTTTTGTAACTCCTGTAACAGGAGGCACTATAAATCCTGGCGATTCTATAGAAAGCACCGCCGGCGGCAAAACTGGTGATGTTGTTGATTTTGAAGTGATAACAGATGACATCGAAGGCGATCTTAACATTATTACCTACACAGAAACCTCAGGAATTTTCAATATTGGAGAAGATGTTTTTGAAGTAAACGGAACTGCTCAAGCAACTATAGTAGATGGTCCAGTAGACGAATTTGCAAATGCTAGCGAGAGTTCTAGTTCTGTTGTTAATTTTGATGTTACCAGAACACAAACTGGTGCCGAATACGATCTTCAAATACAGGACGATTCAGTTGTTAACGCAGACATTAACTCTAACGCTGCTATCAGTCAAAGCAAACTAAACATGCAGAATGCTGACACGTTTGACGAAGATGATGCAACTTCTGGTTGGGATGGTACTGCAACAAAAGTACAAGCTGATCTAGGCCTAGCAAAATTCTCCGACGAAAATTTTGACACAAAAGATGGTTATGTAAGAGTTACTGCGAACGGCATTATATTTGCAGAAATGCAGCAGATAAGTCAATATCAGGTGTTTGGAAGAACTGATGCCGGAACTGGCGATATTTCAGCAGTAGATTTTTCTGACGTAATAGAATTTGGCGAGGGACTCGAAGACAAAGATTTTAACAACGAAGTAGTTGTCAGCGATACAGGATTTCCGGGAAATGCTCTTGTTCAATTAAGCGAGGGTGTATACGGAGTTACTGAGATATCAGTAGCTACAGGCGGAGATACCATTGCAAGAAGAGATTCTAATGGAAAAATAGATGCTCAAGCAGTCAAGGTAGGCGGATTTGACATACTTACTCTTTCTGCAAGCACTATAAGATTTGAAACTCCAGGCGGAGCAAGAGTATTCACAGCAGCAGGCAACGACACCGGAACACTGGTAACACGTTTTCCTGGAAATGTAGACGTAGGTCAGACTGCTAGAACCAGTGAAGGCAACTTTCAAAGTGCATCAGGGTTTGCAGGCGAAGGATGGCTTGCATCAGATTGGATTTATACATCATTTATTGAAGCAGGAGGAGAAGGTGATGCAGGTTCAACTGGTATAGGAATTGGTGCTAATACAGGCTTTGGTAGTGCAGGGGATAATGTAATTTCTTTAATTACTGATGGACTAGAAAGACTAGTAGTTAACAACTCTCAAACGCTAGTAAAGGATAACCTTAGAGTTGAGTCAGACGCTACTATCGAATCGAATATGACTGTTCAATCGAATACAACTCTAGGAACAGATTTATCTGATAATCTAACCATACAGTCTTCTATAAACTCTAATATTTCACCTGATCAAAATGAAACTAGAAATATTGGATCTAGCGGAAGACGTTGGGATGTGGTTTACGCAAATATTTTCAATGGCACAGCTACTGAAGCAAAGTATGCTGATTTAGCTGAGAAATATCTTTCTGATCAAGAATACGAACCAGGAACGGTTTTGGTATTTGGCGGAGAAAAAGAAGTTACGACCACCGACTTAAAAGGAGATCATAGAGTAGCCGGCGTTGTTTCAACTAAACCAGCCTATCTTATGAACAGCGAGCTCAACGAATCAGCCGTGGCTGTTGCTCTGCAGGGGAGAGTTCCCTGCAAAGTTCTTGGAAAAGTTAATAAAGGCGATCTTCTAGTGTGCTCTGCTATTCCGGGATACGCTCTAGTTAACAATAATCCTAGTGTAGGAACAATGATAGGTAAGGCTCTTGAAGATAAAACAGACACGTCTAAGGGCAAAATAGAAATAGTAGTAGGAAGAACATAATGACCGACAGATTTCCATTAATTTTTGACACAGCCGATAAAAAAATCAAAGAGATTCCATCTGGTGATAACCTTTCTCTAATTGGTTCGGATATTACAGGCGTTTCTGCAATTTCATCAAACACTATTACAGCAGGATCGCTTAACACAGACTCTCTTTTAGTCGACGGACAATCACTTGGAGCAGTTGCTTTTTCTAATAACTATGATGATTTAGATAATACTCCAGTAGGGTTCAGCGGAAGTTACAATGATTTGAGAAATCTACCTACAATTCCGTCTTCTACTAGGCAGTTGACTGACATAGAAGATCAAGAACCAAATGATAAAGATATTTTACAGTATGATTCCGTAGATGGAAAATTTATTCCTGTTCCTCTTGATATTGACCTATCTGAATATACTATAGGCGATCTAGGCAATGTGATTATTACAGGCACTATCACGAACAAATTTTTAAAATTTACTGCCGGAGCATGGCGTCCTGCAACTATACAATACGAAGACGTACAGAATACTCCTACTGCCGTAAGTGCTTTTTCTAATGATTTGAATTATGTTACAAAACAGGATCTAGAATCTGGCATAGAGATAACTCCGACAGGAGATCTAACAGGTTCAGTTTTCAGTGATGATAGTACACTGCTAGTTGACGGTGTTAATGGTGTTATTCCTTACAGTGTACTAGATGATGCACCTACAGCTTTGAGTGATTTTTCAAATGATCTAGATTATGCTGTTATTGTAGGAACCGCTATTCAAAACAACGGACTTCCTGTTTTGCCGACCCAAACACTGGACATATCTGGTTCTGTGTTCGGTGACGACTCAACAGCTTTAGTAGATGGTGTTAATAGTACACTGCCCTATACTGCAACCGAGTCTGATTGGGCAGGTGATGCTCCAAAGACAGTCTACGAAGCACTAGACAGAATAGCAGCGGCACTCACAGCATTAGGCCAGCAGGCCTAATAAATATACTAAACGGGGCACGAAATGGCAATAGAATCAATTAATGTAGGTAACATAGCAAACGACGGAACTGGCGACGATCTCAGAGAAGCGTTTATCAAAGTCAATAATAATTTTATTGAAATTGATAACGATATAAATTCTTTTCCAATAACCGGCGAAAACCTAGGAGTAACAGGCGAAGGTGTTTTTGCAGGCAAAGAAGAGAACACCCTTCAATTTAAAAAAATTCTTGCAGGTAACAACATTTCGGTTTCGTCTACAAATAACTCTCTTGTTATAAATTCTACAGGCGGGATTTCAGATATTGTTGTGCTTACAGATAACGGAAGCGTTACTGTAGACGGAACCTTTCCTTTAAGAGTAGAAGGTGGAGAGGTTATATCAACTCGTGTATCAAGTGGTGATACAATCTTTTTTGACTTAGATGACAATGGAATTCTCGAGCGTGATACTAATCCTACTCTTTCTAGTTCTCTTCAGGCTGCCGGAAATAATATTCAAAACGCTGGATCAATTAGTGCTAACAGTTTTACTGGTTCATTAACAGGACTTGTTTACGGTGTAGATATTAGACAAATAAACAAATATTTTGACAACAATTGGGATTTCGGAGAATTTCTTCCTATTCTCAATAATATTATCGACTATCTAACTTTCACTACAGATGTTGACATGGGAACATTCCAAGAACCGGTTCTCTTTGATATAGATCTAGGTTCTATCTAATATGTCTCGAGTATGGAATAAACGTTCAGGGTCTAAACTCGCAGTTTTACAGGAAGGTTCTCAAGCATCAATAAACCTACCTTTAGAAGAAAGTTTACCAGTTGAATTAATAAGCGGCGAACTTCCTCCAGGAATGACTTTGTCAAACACTGCGATTTCTGGCATTCCGGAAGAGGTTCCAAGAAATACTGTTTTTAGATTTGTTCTTAGAGCCAAAGACAATACAAAAGTTTACGATAGAACATATAACATTGAAATACAAGGTGAAGATGCTCCGGTCTGGGTTACTCCTGAAGATCTATTACCTGTAGGCCCAAATGAGTCATTCTTTATTCTTGATAGTTCTTTTATTGATTTTCAACTAGAAGCTGTAGACCCCGACACTGCTGCTGGCCAAAAATTAAGATACTTTATAGCAAACGGCGGCGGCGAACTTCCTCCTGGTATCACTTTAACTGAAGATGGAAGACTTGTAGGTATAGTAGAGCCTATTTTAGCACTAGAGAAAGAAGCAGATCGAGGCTTCTATGATACAGGACGATTTGACAGATATCCATTTGATTTTGCTATTAAAAGCACATCAGGATATGACACTTTTGCTTATGACGAAGCTAGGTTTGATTTTAGAACTCCTACAAGAGTCCCTAAAAAACTCAATCGATTCTATCAATTTACTGTAAGTGTATCTGACGGAGATACTGTTACTAGTCGGACTTTTAGAATATTTGTAGTAGGAGATGATTTCCTAAGGGCTGATAACACCATCACTCAAGTAGCTACTGGTGTATTTACAGCTGATAATACCTATATAAGGACTCCTATATGGACTACAAATTCAAATTTAGGTATCTTTAGAGCTAACAATTTTGTTACAATTTTCTTAGATACGCTAGATCCAAATGATGTTCCGGGAACAATAACCTACGAGTTATTGCCGACCAACGACGACGGTTCAGAAAGTGTTCTTCCACCAGGAACACTATTTGATAGAAATACCGGTGAAATATTTGGTAGAGTTCCCTATCAATCGGCAGTTACCAACGAATACAAATTCACTGTAAACGCACGTAGATTTGAATCTGGTATTGATACTATCGAACTACAACAGTTTGCCGTTGAAGGAGAAGTTCAAAATTCTGTAACTGTTCGCATAAACAAACTTGGAGAGCTTTCATCTAGAGTTGTTGGTAGATCATTTACTTTTGAAAATACAATTTATTCAGTGCAAGATATCTCCACAAGAAACGAGGATTTTGATTTAATTACAATTGATAAACCTTTAAGAGATAGAATCCCACAAGGTGAAGAAATAAATCTAGGTCGAGTAAATGTTGCTTCAAGCGAGGTATCAGAATCAGAAAGAACTTTCAGAGTTAGTTTGATTGGCGAAATTGATAGCACAATTAGATGGCTTACAGAAAGCAACCTTGGTTCTATTCCTAGCAACTACATTAGTATTTTACGAGTTCGTGCAGAAACTACTGTGAAGGATTCCTTACTACTTTATACCATTGAAGAAGGCAACCTTCCTCCAGGATTAGAACTTGCATTTAATGGTGAGATTATAGGTAGAGTCGATAACGAAAGTATATCAGAAGATACTGAATACCAGTTTACTGTAAAAGCAAGAGATCAATTTGGTTTTTCTGCTATAGAACGTAGCTTTGTTCTTGAAGTAGAGAATTTAGACGATACTTTATACAGTAACGTTTATTACAGACCTCTTCTTCCTAGACAGCAGAGGATAGAGTTTGATAGATTTGTAGCAAACCCAGAAGTATTCTTCCCTCAATCAGTTTATAGACCACAAGATCCTAATTTTGGAATACAAAGAAATCTGGATATATTAGTTTATGCTGGCATAGAGACAGAAGATGCAGAAAAGTATGTAGCGGCTGCTGCAACAGCAGCATCTCGTAAAACTCTTAAAATAAACACCGTGAAAAAAGCAACTGCTCAACTGCCCGGAACTCGAGACCCTATTTATGAAGTAATTTATCTCGATGTTTATGACCCTTACGAAAAGTCAGGAGAAGTTGCTAGGAAAATAAAAATTTCAAATTCAGAAAAAATTACGGTAGATAGTGTTAGAACTACTCCTAAAGATCCTCTTTATGACACTACAAACCTATCTTATGTTAATATTGAAACACGCAATGGTTCTTTAGAAAAAATCTACTTTCAAGATAGGTTAAGTGTGGATACAAGAGATGAAATCAAGGAACTTCCCCTTTTAAATGAATTCTTAATAGATACAAGATCTAATGGGGAGCAATTTGTCGACTACGAAATCGGCAGTTCTACTAACATTTTTTATAGACCAACATACGAAAACACCATACTAGCAGATTCCACAGCAATAAAAGTAAGTGAGGTTCGCAGCACAACAAGATATATCAATAATATTTCTAATTTAAGAGACAACCTTAGAGAAATCGGAAAAACCGACCGTCAATTTTTGCCTTTATGGATGAGAACTCCACAAGAAGGTACTCTTCAAGAACTAGGGTATACTTTGGCTGTGCCTCTTGCTTATGTAAAACCTGGCGAAGCAGATAGGATCCTAAGTGCAATTAGAGCAAGTGACATAGATTTTAGACAGTTTGAATTGGATGTAGATAGATTCGTAATTGATTCTACAAAAGATAAATCTGACGAACAATTTATGGTTTTTGCTAATTATCAGTTTAACCTAGTATAAATAGATTGGAGACAAAAAAATGGTAAGTAATATAAGCACAGCGAATATAGATACAGATTATCCAAAACCAGGAGAAGACAATTCTAGTGTTGGGTTTAGAACTAATTTTACGGCAATCAAAGAAAACTTTGACTCTGCGCGTGGAGAAATAGAAGACCTACAAGTTAATACTGCAAGAACTGATACTGTTAATTCTTTTAACGGGAATATAATTCTTAATGCTAACTTACAAGCTGTAACTTCTGCTGTGTTTGAAATTGGAAGTACACAGTCCGACACTGAAGTTAATTTTTTAAACGGATCTTATCAAACGATCGAAGCTAGTGACGACATAACACTTACACTAACCGGTTGGCCAGAAGATAAGAAGTTAGGAAAAATTACACTAGCTCTATTATCCAATGGTGGTAGTAGAACTATTTCATTTGCTTTGGCAAGTACAGGCGAAATAAAACGTAATAGTGGTATTCCAGTGGAACTTTATGATTCTTCTAATGGATTTAACGTAAAAATAGGCGAATTTCCTCAATCCATCCAGGTACCTAATGATACTGATCCTGTAATCGTAGAATTTTGGACGATAAACGGCGGCGACACTGTGTTTGCCAATTACGTAGGACAGTTTGTATAATGTTTAATCCTCTTGCTGATAATTTCGAAGACCTCACTGATTCTCAAATACAGGAAAAAGTTCAGGATCTAACAAGACGTTATTATCAAACTCGTAATCCTGGTCTACAAAACCAAATTGCTGTAATGCTTGATATGTTCCGCCAAGAACAAACTACAAGAATGTACAGACAAAAACAACAGGATGATGACGATCCTGATCTTGACAATCTAATCAATATCAATTAAAATACATAATGCTTATGAAAACTGATGATCTCGGCATCCCAAGATTCTCTAATCGTGATCTTGTTGGCATGATCTATTCTGGTAACACAGACAAGATTCATGTAGTTCTCTGCGATGAATCAGAAGACGTGGATAAATTCAATCACGCAGCCCAAGAAAACGGCTTGCCAGAATTACAGAAATATATTGCGATAGACACAAACAAAACAGAGTTCGACTCAGTATGCCAGTCCGAATGGCTGATGCCAGAAGAATACACAAAAATTGACCTTTCCGAATATCTAATTTATAGAGTAGCAGAAGAGTTAGACATAGATCCAAGTGAAGTGTGGAAAAGGTCACATTTACCTGAGGTCAAAAGAATAAACGAAGAACTAGAAGCATACCAAGAGCACGACTTGTTAAATCTGCTGCGCTATATGATCTATCTTGTGGATTTCATGAGAGAGAACAAGATAGTTTGGGGAGTCGGCAGAGGATCGTCGGTTGCTAGTTATGTGCTATACCTCATAGGTGTTCATAGAATAAACTCAATTCAATATCAACTGGACTGGCGAGAGTTCTTAAGATAAGTACACATATAATAGGAGACCGAGATGTCAGGAAGAAAAATTTATAAAACCATGCAGGGGAAAACTGTTGATATCGATTTACTACGTCAACGTAACGAGCTTACCCCAGCTGTAGGTAATGCTAAAGTAAATGCAAGAGGTGACCAGTTAGGCCGTGGCGGAGAAATTGTAAAGAAGCGTGAAGAACTTGTAAGAGATCATTACAATAATTCAAAGCCTGTGCCCGATGAGATTCCCACAAAAAAACAGTCTCAAACAGAAGAAAAGGATCTCGTAGACGACTGGGAAGATCCGGAGCCAACAGGCGGCTGGGTAGAAGACGAAGATGGCAATTTTGTTAAGAAGGAGGACGAATGAGCCAAAATATATCAGCAGTTGAAGGTGAACTTCGCGCTGTAGGTAACAGAGTGCTTGTAACAGACATGTACTTCGGGGAACAGACCACAAAAGGCGGCATTATTCTGAGAGATGATGACGGTACGACTC